TCTCCTAACTCTAGTAGACCATAGTATCTATCAAGACCACGATCATAATACAAACGAGTTTCAATCTGACTATTCTCTTTGGTCAGACGTGACTTCTGTGCCTTACATTTGATGATATTACCAACAACCTCAGTGCCATCCTTCTCTTTCTTCTTAGTCAGGTAGATGATTGTAGAAGATGCATACTTCAGTCCACTACCACCACCCATTTCTTTCATAGGGACATAGGATCCAATCACATCATAGGTATGATTGGTGACCAGCATAGGCACGTTTGCCTTGCCTAGTTTGAGTGTGAGCACCCTGAAGGCACCTTTGATCAACTGACTCTTAGTCATGTCCCTGACCTGTTTGTCTGCAGCAACGTCGGCAATTTCCTTCTCTGTGGATAGCATACCCAAAGAGTCTAGCACAAACATCAGAGGTTTGCGATTTGCTTCATCCTGCTCCATATACTTGTCAAGGATGCGGCAAGACTGAGTGCGAAACTGCTCAATGGTTGCAACAGGCACAATCATCATACGATCAGCAGCAATGCCACGATCAACAATCATNTCCTTAGAGATAGCAGACTCAGACTCAAAGTAAATTACCCCAGCATCGGGATTTGATTCAAGAAAATGTTGGACAATCCCAAGACAAAAGAAAGTCTTGCCAGTAGAAGACTCACCTGCGATAGCAGTGATCTTGTTTCCAGGGACACCTCCGTAGATTGAGCCACTAACCAAAGCATTGAAAATGTAACTACCAGTATCAATGAAACCGCTAGTATCTCCTGCTGAGATACCATCGCTGACAAGTCCTGCATACTCATTGCCAATCTCCTTTGCTACATCCTTTAGAAAATTCACTCCTTAACCTCTAATAATCTTGTGATAAATTGTGCTCGTTTCATGGCACGAGAAAACCATTGTGCATCTTCTTTGTTTGTAAATTCCCTTTCTTCTCTGGCAGCACCAGCACCGAATGCTTTTTGATATGATACGATAAATTTTGTTTTCATCCGAATAGAAACTCTAGCGTGGCAATTTTTTCTGGTTTCCAACCAATCGCATCCATAATAACCTTTAAGGGATCCAAGAAACTCTTCTGGAATTGTAGGTCATAGTCTACCTGTTTGTCAATACCCAATTCTTTTGGAAAGGTTTGGAAGAATGAAATCACATTTTCATTAATCTTATTGGGAGTCTTAAGATAAACAAACTTAATCTTCTCCCCATCTTGAATCAATGGATACTTATGAGATAGTTTATTTTTCTTGATATAAAAATTGTACAGAAGAGATCCCCTAACATGAATAGGAGTGCCCTTTGTATACACTGTGGCGGGATTGGACCACTTATTTAGATTATTACAACCACGAGGGAATGAAATATCTTCGATTGGCAATGATGAAAAATGGTCCCGAAAATCAGCAATAAATTTCTGTGCTGCTTCCTCATCCTGATTCATAATAACATTCAGACAATCCTTAATCTTCTGTCTGCATGGGGCAGGTGTGGAAGACTTTACTGCTTCAATGCCCATCATTTTTAGTTTAGGTTCTGCATAGCGAACTCCTTCGCTATCCCAAACGTTAAGGATGTATCGTTTCTTAGCGGTCCAAATACCTTTGTCTGCGATATTCTCCCGCTTCATCTTCATCTTCTGGTCATATGCCGACATATACGTCGCCAACTCTTGGTAACTCTTGTCGATGAAAGGCTCCAATTTTTCTTGGCAGATCTTGTCAAGTAAAGAAACAATTGCTGCTTTATCGCCAGACTTATTAGCAAGAAATTTATTAACAACAGGTCCAAGGTTAAGATAGATTGAGTCGGTGTCAGATGCAACAACATAATCAACCTCTTCTGTAGAGAGTAGTTTATTTAGGTATCCATTGATTTTACTTTCAATCCATCTAATCGAGACTTGACCTGAGAGGGTAATCGCTTCAGCATTTGCCAGAGAGTAATATCGGAAGTATTGGTTACCGATGGCACCATAGGCGCTGTTAAGTTGGATCTTTCTTGCCATTTGGATATTGTTGAATTTTGAAATATCCTTTTGTAATGCCAAGGTTTCCTTAGGTGTGGTGGCATGCTCAAGAGATTGCTTAGACTTAAGCATTCTCTTCTTGTATATGGTCCTTTCATCATAGATTTTCTGCATCATTTCTGGTAGGAATCCAAGTATATCCTTACGATACTGAGCACCGTTAGCACATACACAATACCTCCCATCTATATCTAGTTCTTGATTAAGTATCTTATCAACAGTCGCTGCTGGATGTCTCGTNTCAAGTAGGGTCTCTGGCGAGATGTTGTACTGCATAATGAGATGAGGGTAAAGAGAGTTAAGGTCAAAAGACACAACCCAATCATACTTTCCTGGAATTGGTTCTTTAACATAAGCACCTGCATACTTTTCATCTTTCCTCGCTCCTTTACGAGGGGGGACAACTACATTTCTATCCTTTAGATAGTTATAGATCATAGTATCCCACATACGGACCTGAGAATATACATCCTCAAGGTTTACCTTGGCATCATATGCCATCGTGACTGCCAACTCAATGAGTTTCATTTTGTCTTCCAGTCGGTCAATCAACTCAACGTCTTGGATGTTGTATTCCATAAACTTCTGCCAGTCAGAGGTATAGAAATCTTTAAAGTTTTCATACTCACTGTGATCAACCTTACGTTGACCCAACTCAACAAAAGCAATATGGTCTAGTCGATAAGATTCTTGGTTTGTGTAAGTGAATTTCTTATACAAATCCATGTAGTCTAGGATATTGATACCAGAAAGATCGTAAGCAATTTGAGTGCGACCCATGATGGTGATCTCACGCTCATTGGCACGATTCCATGGTGACAGACTCTTCATCCACTTCTCACCTAGGACACGGTTGACTCGACGGCAGATATATGGCACATCATACAGGTTTACATTCCAACCAGTCAGCACATCAGGAGTATTCTCTGCCCACCACCTGACAAAGTGATTTAACATCTCCTGCTCAGTCCAGAAGAAGTTAGTCTCAATACCTTTCTCTGCTTCAAACTCGCGAGTTGCCCAACAATAGTATTTCTTTGTCACCATATCTTTGATGGTGATTGATAACATTTCTTCTGCTGCTTCTTCTACATTAGGGAATCCATTCTCNCATTGGACCTCAATGTCCATTGCAAAGATTTTCATCTGCTTCATATCATAGTCTACTTCTCCAGGAAACTCCTCAGCAATAAACTGGTATACATATCTCTCATATCCATAGACCTTAAATCCTTCTATGCCTTCATACTTATCAATAAAGTTTCGTGCTTCCCTAGGAGATTCAAACTTGATAGGTCTGACATTCTCTCCTTCTAAAGTCTTATTCTTCTCCTCCTTCTGGGATGTCACAAACAAGGTTGGACTAAAATGGGTACGAGATTGGATTTGCTGTCCATTCTCATACCCACGATAAAGGATAGTGTTTCCTGCCAGTTGAATGTTGGTGTAGAAACTACTCATTTACTTTTTGATACTCCCCAAGGATCTCGGTGCTTGGATCCACTATAGTAAAAACTGACTCAGATGTCAAGAAAAGATCTCTCTGACTGGAGTGTAGGGGATACTTCTCCAACTGTCCATCCAATAAGATCCTATGGCAATTCTCCACCAAGATCGAGGGTTCCTCATCCAATTCAGTTACTGTGCCGATCAAGTAATCAGTCAGATTCCCGTGATTCANTAGTAGAATTTTGATCATTGTTAACCTCTTGTGAATTCATTGATTGTGCGATTAATGCTCCGTATTTGTCAAGAACATCTCCATGCGTTTCATACGCACTAACTACTTCGTCATATCTAACGATAATTTTCTGCTCTTTTGCCAAGGGAGCATACATCTCCATAGTAATTTCTGGATTTGAAATGCTATGGATATTACCATCGTCATCTTCGGCAGTCATTGGTTGTGAAATATAAACCACGTATGGTTGANTAAGTTGATAACCTAGAATTTTTTCACTTCCTTCTTGGGTGATTTCTTGAATGTCACAAATGACATCTTCACCGCTTCTTGTTCTTACGATTCTTAGACTCATAATTCCTCCTTTCAATTTCAATGATTGATTCTTTAATAATATCCTTTAGGATTTTATCCTCCGAGACATTTTTGCCTTCTGCGATGGGTCTA